CAGTGCCGGCAACGGAACTCGGCCTCGGCGAAGTTGGGATAGTCGGACCAGTTCACTTGGTCACTCCCTTGGTCTTCTCGAAAGTCCTGAGCCCGCCAATGCCCAGCAGGCCCGTCACCACCACCCAAAGCAGATCCAGGTTCAGCGCGGGCGGTGCAGGCCAGCCCTTGACGGCAGCGCCCCAGGCCAGCAGCGGCTGGATGATGGTGGCGTACAGGAACCCAAGCGCACCACACCAGCCGAACGCGGGCCGCCAGCCGGCGACGAACACCGATGCATGCGTGGCCTCACGGGCGTTGATCTCCAGTTGCGCGATGGTTTGCTTCAGCTCGCCCTCGGCGGCCATGCGAACCAGTTCCATCTCGGCCTGGCGCTTGGCCTCCGGGTCAGGGATAAAGCGGTCCAGCAGGGTCTTGCCGACTTCGAGGATCGGCCCAAGGATCAGGGGGTTCATTTCTTCGCCTCCGCTTTGATGTGCTCCCATGCGGCCACACACAGGAACACCACGATGGCCCACAGGCCCGCTGCCGTGACTTTCGAGAACGCATCGCCCTTGGCCTTGTCCCACCACGAAGCGTTCGCAATGGCTTGCTCATGCGCGATGCGGTGTCCGTGCGGATCGCCGTTCGGGAAGGCATCGGTGATCGTCTGCCGCAGCGCCTTGAACTGGTTGTCCATGTGCGCGGTCAGGTGCTGCTCATGCGCCGCCAGGGCCTTGCTCACGGCCTCCTGGATGAGCACCTGCACCCGGTCTTCGGTGATGCCACCCTTGCGCCGCTCAGGGCCGATGTAGTCCGTCATCGCTCAGCCTCGCGTGCTTCGACTTCCAGAAGTGTAAAGTTAGTCGGCCTTTTCAGTCCATGCTGAAAGATATATCTGTCGTGCGCAATGGCGGCTTCGATTGGGTCTCGGTGGTGGCCAAGATGGATGATCTTGCCATTGTAAGTAAGCCGCGCAAGCCATGTTCCTGGACGGCCATGCTTTGCGCTTACGCCGCGATACCCGCTCTTGTTCGTCTCCGTCAGAACCTGAACGTTCTCTCTTTGCTGCTTCAAGGTCGCCCAACGGCAGTTTTCAGGACAGTACCCCTTGTCAACATCTATTCTGTCAATCGACAATTTGTCTGAGTATCCCGAAGAGAGTGCCCACTCATGAAACTTGATGGGGTCTTTCCATTCATCGCATACGCCTATGCCTCGCCCAGCATAGTTCTTGACCGAGCTTCGAGTGCTTCTGTAAACCATGCTTTTCCATATGCTGTAGAGACGGGTTCCAGACAGCTCATGCGTGCGTTTATTCCGCGTTAACTTTGCCGAACAAGCGTGGCACCTAATGCTTTTGCCGATCATCAGCGCCGATTTACGAACCGTGTCCTCTCGGCCACAGTCACAGCGGCAGATGTACGTATACCCTCTGGAGTTGTCACGACCAGCTAGTCGCACGACAACTCTTTGACCAAATCTACGCCCGACCATCTGGTCGATCTCCACGCTCTGCATCCAAAGCCTCTCTTTCCATTGGGTGCTTTGGACTATAACCGAATTTGAGCAAATACCAGAGGTACATGACGTAAAACTTCACCACACCCATGCGCTGCGCCTGTTGCCAGTGCGCCTGCTCATGCCTGACGAGCGCCGCCTCGTTGATGCGCTCGGCCAGGATGAAGATGCCCCACGGCGGCAGCGTGATGCCGCCGAAACCGAAGATTCGCAGGAACCAGCGGATGACGTGGGGCGCGGGGCTGGGGGTCATTACAGGTTGCCTTCACTAACCTATGTTTCCAGTGCTCCAGCAACTGTGCAGTACCACTTTCGGATGCGCTGCTGAAATATGGAAATCGTGGCTTTGCTTATAATCCGTTGTTCACCAAATAGTCCCACTCGGACTGCGCAGGCGTGTTACCGCCGGTGCCGGTGAGTATCGTAAAACTGCCAGCAGTCTGGGTAATGTAATAACCAATGCTGTGCATAATGACCCCGGCATCCGCATCGCGTGGCGTTATGTGAATGAACGATCTGGTGGTAATGTTTGGGTCACTTATCGTAATGCTGGATGTGCCACTGGTCCATGAGAACGACCCACGTCCGTGCTGAATCCCAATCAACGTCACCGCGTCCTTGTTGATTGATCCGATGCGCAGGTCGCTGTTTGTTCCAAGATTGCTTGCGATCTCAACATCGTTGGTCGTGTGCCCAGTCGAATTAAGCGAATCAATCGTGACGTTTTTAGTCGAAGCGTCGTAAGAGTAAACAAACCCCTTACCACCCGACGCGTTGCCTTTTAGCCGTATTGAGCCGATGTGCAGACCGTCGTTCAGACTTACGATGCAATCCGACTGCGCGGTCGTTGTGTCTTTGACCACCAGTGAGCCAACAGAACAGTTGAAGTTTCCCTGCGTAAACGATGTCGCCTGCGAACTTTGCAGGTGGCCCGAGACAACTACCTGCCCAACTCCGCATTCGGAAGATATGAGCATTGCAAAACTTGGCGAGGATTCGTCTGTCATCAACGTGCCGTTGGCAATCCAGATGCCGACGTTGGTTCGCACGCTTTCCTGAATCTTGCCGCCGCCGCATTGCACGCTATTGACCGTCACGTTGACTGTGTTGGCCTCAGTGACAAAAGCGCCGTTTGTGCGGATCGAGTTGACGTGGCCCCGCAGGCATTGACCAGTTGACGAAGATTGCGAACCGAATCGTACGCGGGCTTCCCATCCAGGGGTGGTGCTTCGGTCCACTTCAATTTCATCAATGAACCAGTCCTTAACGCACCACATCATCACCGCATAGCTTGCAGGAGCCAGCACCTTGATTCGATAGGCGCAAAAGCGGTCAACTTCGTTACCGCTGCTGCTGCCGTTCTCCACCGTCAGGCCGCGCCAGTAAGCATTGAGGATGGTGACGGTACCTAGAATTTTGCAATTTGCCCCAGAGACGTGTAGCGCGGCAGTGAGTACCGACGTCGGGAAACTGCCGGCGTTGTTGTTAGCCTTGTTGCCGTTAACCTCAAAGTCTCCGATGATGGTGCAGTTGCTGCCGGTGATCGCCAAAACCGAGGGGCCACTGGTCGCCCCGCCAACAACAGTCCCGTTGGGTAATTTGAAAACGACTCCGCTCTGCATCCACAGCGTCTTGCCCGTACCGCTGATCGTCAGGTTGTCGTAGGTTCCAGGGCTCACAACAACATAATCGCTGGCGGCCAGAGCCTGCGTTAGTGCGGTGGCGTTTTGCGAGGTGGTACTTGCGCCGGTCACACCAAAGTCGGCGGTTGTCACCCAATCCCGCATCTTGGCCTGCGCCGTGCGCGTGACTGCGCCGGTGCCGGCTTGGATGAACGTCACCAGATCAGCACTCAGCCTCTCCGTAGCCGCCGGCGCCGAATACACCACGCTGCCGTTCTTGTTCTGCACCTGGATCGAGTAATCGCTGTTGACGTACAGCCTGGCCGGCGTGCCCGCGTTCGACGGATACCCGTTCAGCGTGCGCACAGGCTGGGCCGCAGTCACTGTGAGCGCCGCGTCCCAATAGGCCGCGATCGGGTTCGTGATCGGGTTCTGGTTCGCCGTGCCAATCCAGATGTAGCCGTTTTCCAGCGGCTGGCCGTCCGTGTCGGTGAAGATGGGGAACGGGGGCTGGATGCTGAGGGCGGGCATGGGGGCTCCTGGGGTTAGTCTGCGGCGGCGCTTTGCAGCGCCTCGGATTGTGTCTGGATGACGGACATCAGCCGCTTGGCAAGCGCGGCCTGTTCTGCGCTGCCTGGTGCTGTGCGGCCAAGCTGGATCATCAGGTTGCGAACGGGCGCGGATTCGTAGAGCCTGGCCGTGGCGCCGATGCCTCCAGCGGTGGCAATCGTTGCGCCCATCGTGCCCAGCATCTCGGCCAGCACGCCGCCAGCCACGAAGGGCACGGCCTCTTGGCCCGTTGCGGTGGCAACGCCAGCCTCGCCGGCCCTGCGCGTGAGCGTCAGGGCGCGAGAAAGGCCTTCGACCTGCTTCAGATCGTCGCCACGGAAGAACACGCCGATCTGCGGCTTCAGCCGCTTGATCTCAGCGTTGAACTTCTCGGGGCTGAACATGCGAGTTCCGTCCTCAAGCTGGTAGTAGGACTTCTCGGCAGCGCGCGACAAGATGGCCGTTCTGGCGTTTGCTTGTCCTGCTGGCGTCAGGCTCTTGTAAAGCTGGCCTACCTCGCTTGGTTTTTTGCTGAACAGCAAACGATCCACCACTTCAGGCGTGACATCACCAGAGCGCAGCACAGACTTCAGCGCGTTCATGTCAAGCTCGCCGGCCAGGTCAGACAGCCGCTTGTCTGCCAGTTTCCATTTCGTCACATCCCGGCGCTGGCCGGTGGCCGTGATGAAAGCCTCCATGTCTTGCTTGAGGGGGCCGTAGATGTCTGACAGGGCCTTTTCTCCCGTGCCACGAATGGAAGACAAGTCGGGGGACTTGAAAGACTCACCGATTTGTTTGCGTATCTTCTCGATGTTGTTTAGGCCCTGCCCCTGAATGCTGGCCTTCCAATCCTGCAACACGTTGATGATGGGTTCGTACTGCTGCAACCGGGTGGCCTGAAGTTCTGCCACCTTCGCATCAATGGCTTGAGTGGCCGATGGCACCGGCACAGGACCGGCGGCATCTAGTCTCTTGATGACCTCTTTTTTCAGGTCTGTGTATTTCGTCAGATCGGCCGCCCGCTTGTTGGCCAGGTCGCGCATCACGTCATCGCTGACGTTCGCCACATCTTCGGCGCCATACTGCCGCAGCAGATCGCGCGTGGCTTCAATCCTGGACCGCTGTTGTGCAGCGCGCACAGGCCCCGTTCCGACCAGTGGGATGCGTTCACCCACCCGCTGGCCCGCCTTGCCCATGAATGTCTCGGGCGGCATCACATCAGACGTCAGCACGGGAATTCCGCGCTGGGTGGCCTCTTCCACCGTACCAGCGATGGCGGGCATAGGCACGCGCCGTGGCACTGCGGCAGCGCCAGCCACGCCCCCACCCAGACTAGCGCCGATCTGCCCTAGAGGCCCAGCTCCTGCTTCCTGCGCCGCCTGGCCTGCTAGGCCTGCGCCTGCGCCACCAGCAACTTGCGTGGCCGGTTGAGTTGCCAGCATGCGGCCCACTTCACGCGTCACCGGGGACGTTTGTCCCGCCAGGGTTTGAACTGTGCGTCCCAGCGCGGCCATGCCTCCAGCGCCCGCAGCGCCTGCGGATGTGGCCTGAACGATGCGCTCCGCCTCGGTCTTCGGTTGCGCTACGCCGATGCGCGTCAGCAGGTCTTCCATGGCCTGCGTCGGCATCGTGTACTTGGTGCCCAGCATCCGGTTGACGGTGCCAACGATGGGGTCGCCAATCAACGGAGCCAGCACCCCTGCCGCGCCGCCGGCAAGTGCACCAGGCGGTCCAGCAACAAGTCCGCCAACTGTTGCACCAGCCAACGGCAGCGCCGCGCCGCGAGTGATGGCACCAACTACGCCAGCGGTCGTCGTCTCTGGCTTTGCCGGCTCCACAGCCTGCGCACCACCAGCTGCCCGAATCTGAGCGACACGCGCCTTCAGTTCTGGAGCATCCGGTGCAACATCGTCGGGGATGTTCTGAATCGTGATGCCGTCTTTGGTGGTGATGGAGTACGGCATATCAGAAGTCCACCGTCACGTTGCGCTGACCAGCAGCTGGTTGAGCTCCAGTTCGCGGCGGAGGCGCAGCCGGCTTTTGCTGCCCAGGAGTCGTGGGCATTACTTCCGCTGGTGTGTAGAAGATATTGGCCGTGTTCAGTCCGTAGCCCTTGGCAATGCGCTCGATGCCTTGGCGAACCTGGCCCTCTTGCGTCTGTGCCGTTTCGTACAGCTTGCCGGCTTGACCCTTAAACGATGAACGCTGCGAAGGAGAAAGCCGTTGCCCGCTAACGACGCGGTTGTAGATGTTCTGGATTCGCTCAGGCACGCCTGCCGCGTTCTGTGCCGTGGCGAATTCGCCCTCGCGCACCACAGAGCCAGGGTCCAGCATCTTCATGTAGCCGAAGATCAGGGACAGGTCGCCGACGGCAGTATCCTCAGACGCCAGGACGCGGCCATAGGCCGACTTGACCTCTTGGTATCCCTTGGTCTGGTCGCTGTACTCCCTGCGGAACTTGCTCTCAGCCTCTGGGCGCTTGTCCGCCGGGATGATGCCAGCAGACAACTGATCGGCTTCTGCGCGGGCCCGAATGGCATCTGCCCCGGACTTTGCTGCCGCAGCATCAGACGCACGGCGTGCTGCCTTGGCCTGCTCAATCTGTGCGTTCGTCAGGTTCAGCGCAGTGCCAAGCCTTTTTGGTGCGAACTTGGCCTCTGCCTCTTTGAGGATGGCATCAGCGGTTTCCTGGCGCAACTTGAACGGCTCCAACGACCGCGCCCTGCGCTCGTCTCGCGTCTTCTGCCATGCCTCCAAGGCCTCCTTGCCACCGGGTAGCCCGCTGATGGTCGTGCCGGCCACGAAGATGCCGTTTACCGGGTCAAGCTCGGCCAGCTTTGCCACATCCCCCCACGCCTTCGCCATCGCGGGGTCGCCCTCTGCAGATGCGCGCTCGCGCAGCATGTCAATGCCGATTTGCGGGCTTGCACTGTCCAGCGCGGCCATGACACGCATGCCGAAGGCTAGCGAGTTCTGCTGCTGGTCCTTGCTCATGCCCTCCCAAATCTTCCCAGCGGCCTCGGATTGGTCTTTCGGGGCGATGAGCCGCAGTTGGTCAAAGTCCGCTTGCGTTGCGGTCTTGTCGCGGATCTTCTGAATCAGGCCCGATGTGGCCGCCGCAAGGTTCTGCTGCGCCGCAATCTTGGCCTGAATTTCCTGCTCTTGCGCGGCCTTCAGGGCCATAGCCTGCTGCTGCGTCGCAGCCTGCATGGCCTGCTGCTCCCGCGCAGCCTCCATCTGCTGGACTGACGCCCCGAGCTTCAAGCCCTGCAGCACCCCAGCAAACGGGTCTGCCTGGGGGATCATGTAGTTGATCGGTTGGACCATGGTGCTACCTCAAGGACCGGGCATGACCGCGTAGGACGGCAGGCCGCTGATTACACCGGGTTGAATGGGCGTGCCACCGAACAGACTACCGAAAATGTCCTTTCCGGTCTGCAACTGATACCCGCCTAACATCCCCGGCATCTGAGCAAACTGACCAAACGCAGCGCCACGCCCCAGCGCCCCGCCGGCCTGCGCTGCACCCTGCTGTTGCAGCAGGTTGCCCACGTTCACGCCAGTTTGCATGCCCGCCGCACCCACGCGAGCCGCAGACTGCTGGCCCAGCGATGTCAGGCCGCCGAGCCGGCTGTACTGCTGCTCCAGCGCCTGCTGGAGCATCTGCGGGCGGAACTGCGCCAGCGCGGCCTGCACGTTGCCGCCACGCAGCCCACCAGTGGCCGATGCACGCTGCAGGATCGCCTCCTCTCCCTGACGGGTCAGCGCCTGAAACAGCGGGCTCTGCTCGATGCCCGCGATGGCCTGCTGCTGCGCCTCTGCGCCACCCAGGCCGATGAGGTTCTGCATGCCCTGCAACGCTGGTTGTCCGGCCTGCGTGTACGGTGCCAGCAGCTTCTGCATCTCGTCGAATTGACGCCGCTGCTCCTCAATCCCCATCTCGGCGGCTTGCGTCTGTGCGCCAGCGGCCTTGCTGGCTGCACGGGACTGCGTGATCGATCCGAGGACGGAACTCCCGGCAATCGCGACTACGGGATTAGGCATCGCTGCCTCCTTTTTTGAACTCTGAAAGGTAGTCGTCCAGCTTCTCGCCGTACAGCCCCAGCACCTTGTGAGCCACCGACGCCGCCGCCACAGGGCCGTGGCACAGACGCACGGCGGCCAGCACCAGTTCGTAGTAGCCGGCCCGCCAGACGTAGGATTGAGCCGATGCGTTGCCTTCGCGCTCCACGCGGTCAGAGGCTTGCCACTTCAGCACCATCATGCCCACCAGAGGCACCAGTTCGGCCACATGGCGCGAGAAAAACGTGTTCTGCGGCATGGCCACCAAGACGTTCCAGATCGTCGCGTCCAGCGCCTCGCGCCTAACAGAATCGTCATCGGCGTAGTCGTCGAACGTCTGGATGCTCTGCCAGAGCATCAGCAGCCACTCCGCAGCGTCGGCGGGCAGCATCAGCGAGTCGAAATGCGTGCGCAGGCTGTAACTCATGGCGTCCTCAGAGGCTGCCGGAAGCCATGAACTCGGCGCGTGCATCATACCCGTCAGGTGATTTCGCGTCCAGACACCCGCAGCGTCAGCGCCGTGGCGTTGCTGGCGATGGTGGAGATGAACCCGCCCGACTCCAGCGCCTGGCCCACCAGTTCCTGGCACAAATAGGTCTCACCCGGCGCCACGGTGCGGTCGTCAATGACGAGGTTCGAGTTACCAGCCGAGCCGCCCAAGGTGACGAGGTTGACGGAGAACGTGCGGTTCACCGTGTCGGTGTTCGTCACCGTGGCCTTGTCGATGATGGCCTTGGCGTTGGTGGCGGTGTATTGCGTGGTCTGCGTGGCCTCCAGTTGCTTGGAAGGGACGAGGACGCGGACTGTTACGGTCATTGGAACCCCTGGATGTTGTTGGACACGGTGACGATGATGGACGGGATGCCTGGATGTGGGGCAGCGGCAGGCACGGCCAGCAGTTCCACTGACAGGTCACTCACCGAAAACATGACCTCGACGTAATCGCCGGCTTTGAGGCTGAAAAAGTAGTTCAGGGCCGAGAAAATCTCGGCGTTGTTGCCCTGGATTCTGATTTGACTGGCCGAATCCGTAACGTCCGCGCCATTCTTGCGAAACCAGATGTAGAACTCGGCGGTGCCGCCACTCGTCTTGTCAAGCTGGACGGACAGTTGCAGGTTGTAAATGCCGTCCGTGTCCACGTTGATGCGCGTCTGCGGGGAACCGCTGAGGAACACGCCGGATGACAGGTCCGTGGTGTTCAGCGTTACCCCGGTGGCCGTGTTGATGGTCGTCGCGGTTTGCGTGGCGGTGCTGTAAAACGACCCGTAGCGAGAGCGCTTGAACTCACGCGGTGGCGGGGCGGTAGCCAGTAGTTCCAGCGCCGTGCGCATTTGCTCGACGGCGTCCAGCGCCTCGGTAGCCTTCTGATCGGCAGTGCCCGCAGCGATGGCCAGATCCACCAGCGTGGTGGGCTCCAGTTCGCGCACGTTTGAAAACAGGCGCTCGAACTGCCGCACCTGCTCATGGTCTTGCAGGAACGACGCGAGTTGGTCCCGCGTGAGGTTGAGCTTCGAAGTGGCCATCAGTACGCCAGCGGCTCGATTTGCGCTTCCAGGCGGGCGAACGACAGGTGCGCCTGACTGTCGCCCCGGAACCGCTGCATACGCCAGTGGCGCATGGAGCCCTGCCGTAGCCACACCAGGCGTTTCGTGCGGTTGCCGATGGCCCCGGCGCGGATGTAGTGATCCTGCCCCCATGCCGAGCCATCGAGGGAGTAGCTGGTGCTGATCTGCGGGTCCAGCCCCAGCGCCACGCGGCCCGTGAGCGCCACCAGTTCGAGTTCGTGAAACAGGGCGCCGCTGCCGGCGTTGTAGACGATGATCGTGCCGAACTCCCAGCGCACCGTCTGGCCCCAATGGTCGCTGCGCGTGTCCACGAAGTGCCCGATGGCCGATGAAGCCGGGTCGCCTATGCACCATTGGTTGTAGGCCCAGACGAAGTTTCGGGCGCGGTACTGTGCGAAGCCCGTGAGCGTGGTGGTCAGGGTCGTCCAGATCGGCTGTTTCAGCGCCTGCGTGGCCGCGAGGTCGAACACCACCGTGCGGTCGGGCAGATGGACGTACAGCAGCTGGTGGTTCTTGTCGTTGCGGGCCTCCAGCTTGACCTGCGAAAGTTGCGACTCAGTGTAGGTCAGCAACAGGCGGTCAATCTCATCGGTGCTGATCTTCTGCGCCGTGGCGTTGGCGCCCATGTAGATGCCGGGGGCCTCGTTGCGGCCGGAGCCTAGGAAGGCAATCATTTCGTTGAAGACGCAGCACGCAAACGTGCCGATGGCGCCCTTCTGGATCTGCGCGCCGTCAACCGTAAAGTATGGAAAGAACTGACTGTCTTCGTTCAGGTCAAAAACCTCGATGGTATGCCGGTTCAGCGCATAGATCTCGTTGCGCAGTTTCAGCAATGCCACCACGGGATCAGGGTCTAAGTCAGCAACGCCGTACTTAAAAGGGTTTACCTGCGTGGGGTCAGAACGCTCAGTAACAACCAAAAAACTACCATCCGTTGTGATGAAGTAGTCGTCTGCCCAAACCACATCCAGCACAGTACCAAGGTCGGGATCGGTCACCTGCGTGAGCGTGGCGCCGTCCCAGTAGTACAGCCGGCCACCTGATGCGATGGCAAGCCTGCTGATTGAGTAGTCGAACGTCACCAGCTCATCCACGGGGCCGCCCACATCGCCCAGCACGGTGACGGCGCCATTGCTGGCGATGCTCACCAGCTTGGTGCCCATGACGCGATAGAGCGTGTTGCGCCACTCAATGCCGCCCCGGTCAGTGCCTGGGCCGGTGCCATCGCTCACGATCCCGTCAGCGGGGCGCAGGTAGGCATCGCTGATGCCGCTGCCCTTGGGCGTGACGAAGAAGTTGACCGGGTAGGCCGTGCGCAGGTCAGGGCCGTTGTCTGTGTAGATGCCGCTGACGATGGGGATTGCGGCCATGTCAGCAGTTCCACGCCTTCAGGGCCAGCGCCTTGCGGGTAGGCTTGCCCTTCTCG